CTCTAAGATGCCTGGTTCAAAGCGTAAGGCTCGCCGGGATAATACAGACTTCACTGAGTACGCTAAGGGTGGTGAAGTTTGGGATAAGCCGCGACCTGACTCTCTTGGCGCCCCCAAGAAGCTATCTCCAGGCAAAAAAGCTAAAGCCAAAGCGGCAGCCAAGGCAGCTGGTCGGCCATATCCTAATTTGATTGACAACATGAGGATGGCTAAATGAGCACTACAGGCTCAACAGCATTCAACATGGACTTTACGGAGCTCGCTGAAGAGGCTTGGGAACGTGCTGGCCGTGAGATGCGTAGTGGATACGACTTGCGTACAGCGCGTCGGTCAATGAACCTGATGACCATTGAGTGGGCAAATCGCGGGCTGAATATGTGGACTATTGAGCAAGGCATGTTCACCATGACGCCTGGTCTAAACACATACGCCCTGCCATCTGACACCATAGACCTGTTAGACCATGTTATTCGCACCGGTGCCAATGTGGCCTCTACCCAGGCCGACCTGAGCATTACCAGGATCAGTGTGTCGACCTATGCCACCATCCCAAATAAACTGACCCAAGGTCGCCCTATCCAAGTTTGGATTCAACGTCTATCTGGTGAAGTTAACCCTACCGACTTGGCTTTAAACGGCGCAATAACAGCCACTGATACAACAATTACGTTGGACTCTGTTGTTGGTCTGGCTGCCTCCGGCTACATCCGACTGGATACTGAAGACATTTACTACACTTACATTGATGGCAATTCTTTGGGCGGTGTATTTCGCGCGCAGAACAATACAACGGCAGCAACACACATAACCTTGACTGCTGTTTACGTTCCGCAGCTGCCCGCTGTAACTGTTTGGCCAACCCCAGATTCATCGCAGACTTACCAGTTTGTTTATTTCCGCTTGCGTCGGATTCAAGATGCTGGTAGCGGTATCCAGACCCAGGACATGAACTTCAGGTTCTTGCCGTGCATTGCTGCTGGCCTGGCCTACTACATAGCCATGAAACAACCAGAACTGCAAGGCCGTATGGATATGCTCAAGGCTATCTACGACGAACAGTTCAACCTAGCAGCAGGCGAAGACCATGAGAAAGCCACCTTGCGCTTGGTGCCTCGCATGGCCTTTATTGGCGGAGGCGCTATTTAATGACAACGCCATACGCATCAGGTAAATACTCAATTGCTGAGTGTGATCGGTGCGGGCAGAGATATAAACTTAAGCAGCTCAAAGTTGAAATCATCAAGACAAAGCTGTACCAGCTAAAGGTTTGCCAATCCTGTTGGGATCCTGACCAACCTCAGTTGCAGCTTGGCATGTATCCAATCAATGATCCACAGGCTATTTATCAGCCAAGACCGGATACCACCTATGTGGCAGCAGGTGTTAACTTGAGTGGATATCCAACCGGTGGATCGCGGGATATTCAATGGGGATGGGCGCCAGTTGGTGGTGCGCAGCAATTTGACAGCGTTTTGACGCCAAACTACTTGGTGGCAACGGCAAGTGTTGGTACAGTCGCTATATCGGTAACATAGGAGTTAAAAATGGACAAGAAACAAGTGAAAAGAATTGCTGATGTTGAAGCAAAAAAAATAGTGAAGGGTCACGAAGGCCGTATGCACAAAATGGCAAAAGGCGGTGTGACCACTGACCAAATGAAAGCTGTTGGGCGTAATATGGCCCGCGCTAATAATCAAGGGAGCAAGTAATGGCCAAGTTCAGCGACAAACGAATGGGTAAAGAAGTTGGTGATGCCCGCGTCTACGCAAAGCCCCATACTATGTCTGGTGGCGCTGCTAAGACAGATGTGCCCACAGAAAGTGGCGCTCAATTCATGACCCAAATGAACCCGTCAGTTGGCGGGATTAGCAAGGGAAACTACCCGGCCACTAAAACCGACGGCATTAAAATGCGCGGCACTGGTGCAGCTACAAAGGGTGTGATGTCTAAAGGCCCAATGGCTTGAGATTTACATGACATACACCGAACTGATCACCGCTGTTTCTGATTACTGCGAAAACACGTTCCTAAATACTCCGTCACAACCGGATATGGATACGATGATTCGTCAGGCGGAGCAGCGCATTTTCAATTCTGTTCAGGTAGCGTATTTTAGAAAAAACATGCTTGGGACTTTGACAATTGGCAATAAGTATTTATCCACACCAGATGATTTTTTGTCGCCATATTCTTTGGCTGTCATTGAGGACTACGGCACAGCTCAGGAAAATTATCTTTTCTTGCTGAACAAGGATGTAAACTTTATTCGAGAGGCGTATCCTGGCCCTGCCGATACTGGACTTCCTAAGCATTATGGAATCTTTGGCCCTACAACAACAGCTGGTCCAACCCCAGCCATTACCAATGAGTTGACGTTAATTTTGGGGCCATCGCCTGATGCAACTTACAAAGTTGAGCTGCACTACTATTACTATCCAGAATCCATAGTAGATTCAACTACTGGCCATTCCTGGTTAGGCGATAACTTTGACATTGCGCTTTTCTCCGGCACCATGATGGAGGCAATCACTTATATGAAGGGTGAGCCTGACCTGGTTGCGCTGTACAAAACACGGTACGAAGAGGCTATGTTCCTGCTTAAGAACTTGGGTGATGGCAAACAACGTATGGATGCATACCGCGATGGCCAGGTTAGGAATCCCGTCATATGACAATTGTTCAAACTCAAACCACCAGCTTCAAAAAGGAGCTGTATCAGGGCATCCACGATTTGGACACAGATGTGCTCAAGATTGCCTTATACACAGCCAACGCGGACTTGAACGCAAGCACAACAGCCTACAGCTCATCCAATGAAATCACGGGTACTGGATATACAGCTGGCGGCCAGCTTATTTCAAATGTAGTGATTAGTTCAGAAAATTACACGGCTTATGTAAGCTTTGATAATCCATACTGGAGCCCCGCCTCATTCACAACCAGGTGCGCGTTGATCTATAACGTCACAAAAGCAAACCGCTCAATTGCTGTTTTAGACTTTGGATCAGATAAGACTTGTACAGCAACATTTCTCATTACGATGCCAGCAAACACGGCAACAACAGCACTTATTAGGAGTTCAAATTGATCGTAACCACAACCAAAGGCGACATGGATGACTCTCTGCTTGAAAAGCGGGAAGGCGCAGTCGATAATGACAATGAACTCACCACATGGGTTGAGTATTGGCAGGAGGGTGAGCTTGTTCATCGTTCTGTGCATGTGACACTGAAAAAGATGCCCGTCTTTGGCGGCGGCGAAACCCAATCAATTGGCTAAAGGAGAAATAAAGTGGCAAATACCCAATCAATGTGTACCTCTTTCATGAGTGAGTTAATGCTTGGTCAACACCAGCTTGGCACTGCAACGCTTGTGTCTCGCGGCAGCTTGACTGCGCCAACTACCGATACTGTAAAAGCAGCTTTGTTCCTCACATCAGCAACTATCAATGCGGCGACTACGGTATATGCTGCTACTGGAGAAGTCTCTGGTACAGGTTATACCGCTGGCGGTGTGACGGTAACGAATGCAACGGCTCCAACTTCAACCAACAGTTCAGCAACGGCGGGCGTTGCGTATTGGACTCCTTCAGCGTCAATTACCTATACAACGGTGACACTGACCACGGCGTTTGACACAGTGCTGCTGTACAACTTTACACAGTCTCTCAAGGCTATCAGTGTCCACACGTTTGGTTCACAGACCATCACGGCGGGTACTTTCACCTTGACAATGCCATCAAACACCACATCAACCGCTTTATTGCGTTTGGCAACTACTTAAGGGTAGGTCATGTCTCTCGGCTGGGGCGACAGCACTTGGGGCGCAAACGGCTGGGGCGGCACTCTTGAGATAACGGGGGATGTAGCAACAGGAACCGTAGGGACGGTCACGCCTAATCGGACTGTTGCGCTGAGTGGGGTTCTGGCTTCGGGAAATGTTGGGGATGTTGTTGAGACAAACAACCCAACGGAAGACGGCAATATTGCTTACGGAGATGTTGGCAGCGCAGCACCTGTTCTCACAATTGCTTTAACTGGTGTGGCGGCAACAGGAGCGGTTGGTACAGTTGACCACAGCAAGGATGTTGCCCTGACCGGCAACGTGGCAAGTGGGGAGGTAGGCACGGTTTCTCGGGGCGTTACTTCCTTGGCCTTGACGGGAGTGGAGGCTTCTGGTTTTGTAGGGACGGTTACCCACGGCAAAGAAGTTGTGCTAAGTGGGGATACGGCGGCAGGTGCAGTTGGTACGGTTGTTCAAAGCGCCTTGGTTGTTTTAACGGGTGTTGAGGCACTGGGGGTTGCAAATGCGGTCATTGTTCCGATTCCAAGCAATCAAGCAAATGGTGCAGTTGGGTCGGTAGGTTATGAGCTGGTCATTGAATTGACTGGTAACGCTTCCACGGCGGCTGTTGGATCAGTTGCTGTAGGTGCAAGAACATTTGGACTGACAGGGAATCAGGCTTCAGGAACAGTAGGGTCTGTGATTGCTGTTTATTGGGCAATCATAGATGACAGCCAGACTCCAAACTGGCAAAATATCAGTAACCCGCAAACTCCCGGCTGGTCGCTGATTGATGACACGCAAACCCCGAATTGGGAAGAAATTGAGGTAACAACATGACGACAGCATATACATCACTCTTAGGTCTGGCGCTCCCCGTTACGGGAGAGCTGTCCGGCACTTGGGGCGACACGGTAAATATCAGCATCACCTCGCTGCTTGATTCAGCCATTGCAGGTACTCAAACACTTACTGCCGACACCACGCTGACTACAACCACGGGTGCAGCAAATACATCACGACAGGCGATCCTGCTGTGTTCACCGGCTTCAGCAAACATCACGATCACGGCTCCTGCGCAGTCCAAGATTTACACGGTTATCAACACCTCTGCTGTTTATACGGTAACGATTCGTGGCGTTGGCCCGACTACTGGTGTGACCTTGGCTGTCAGCGAGTCGGCTGTTGTGGCGTGGAACGGCACAGACTTTATCCGTATCAGCAGCAATAGCGCCACCACTGGTAACTTTACCGTCAATGGAAACCTGACCGTCACTGGAACATCTGCGCTGAACGGAATCACAACACTTGGCGCTGCTTTAGTTGGCCCTGCCAGTGCTACGGTTTTCAACACGGTCAGCACAACGGTCAATGCCTTTGGCGCAGCCACCACGCTGAACATTGGCGCAGCTACGGGTACGCTGACCGTGGCAAACACCACGTTGGCTGCAAAAGCAATTACAGCGTCCACCACCCTGACTGTCACAGGTGCTGGATCAATACAAGGACTCACCGTAGGTAAGGGTGCTGGTGCTGTTGCCAACAACACAGTGGTTGGTAGCGGCGCATTGGGGACGGTAAATACTGGAGCTTTTAACGATGCTTTTGGTTTTAATTCCCTTAGCTTAAACACTTCGGGAACACTTAATACAGCAATAGGTTCTGGCACTTTGTTTTCAAATACCACTGGCGCATCTAATGTGGCGGTAGGAAGACAAGCCCTTCAAGCCAACACCACCGCATCTAACAACACCGCTGTGGGCTATCAAGCCGGGTATTCAAATACTTCTGGCGCAGTAACGGCGTTTGGTAATCAAGCGCTGTACGC